CATCATCAATAATATACCTTACAATGTAAACAAAAGTTAATATGTAAATGAGATGGGCGTGGCTTTGTTTTGATTGGCTGTGACGTGTTAGGTGACGTATGCGCTGACGTGTGTGGGCGGTGCGCGGTGGGGCGGGGTGAGGGCGCCCGGGCGGCGCCGTGACTCAGCTATTTATGTGGATCATTGGGAGTGGCGCGCTACAGTGCGTCACAGTGGAATGAGGAAGTTTAACGCGGAAGTGAGACTGATTTATTAAAAATAGCCTTAAACTTTAGACCTGGGTGTTATTGACGTCAACTTTTCTCAGTATAAAGGAGTGCGTGTGCTGTGAGTTGGCAGCAGAAGGTTTGTGACCGCTGTTGAGCTGAGCGCGAACGGTTTTTTGGTATGGCGACCAATGAGGAGTTTTTGTATGTTTACCGGGAGGGCGATAGAGGCATTTTGCCCGTTCAGGAGGGGTATTCTGGGGTTTATCTTCTTTTTGCTCCTGAGAATTTTACTATTCCTCCCGAGGGGGTGCTGTTGCTGTATTTACAAATACGTGTGCAAGTACCTCCGGGTTATATTGGTCGGTTGGGTGCAGAGGTGGACTTAGTGAGAAGTGGGATTTTTGCTAGTGCTGAAACTGTTGATCCATGCACCCGCTGGGAACTAAAGCTTATTCTTATTAATCACACTCCTGATTTTTATTATGGCCGTCGCGGCCAGGCTGTGGGAAGGCTTATTTTGCATCGTGTTATTTATCCTGTTGTGCTTCAAGCCACGCAAGTTTAACTCCTTTATTTTTCTTTATAGGGTAAGCATGTTTGCTCAACGTCCCGTTTGGGTTTCAGTCACCGTTCCGCAGATGCTGCTTGATTATTTGCATGAGCTTAACATTGATGTGCTGGGCTTTTTGCGCCAAGAATGTTCTTACTTTTGGTATCACTGCATGGACTATTACACTCCTCCTCATCAGTACTGCTTTTGGGGTGCTACTGTGGTGCAGCTTGCTCCTTGTCTTCGTATCTTTTGCTCTGTGGCCACTGCCGACCTACAACCTGGCGAGGATAATACAGCTATGGTGGTTTCGGACTTTGCTGAATATTTGCAATTGTCTCTAAGACAAAAGCTTCGTTGTAGGGGAGTGGATCCTGATTTAAGCCGGGTTAATTTGCTGCAGGTATCTCAAGAGGCGGAGCTTCTACAATAAATCACAATGAAAGTCTGTCTGCGGATGTTCTTTGAGGGCGCGCTGTGGGAACTCTTTAACACCCATGGGATGAATTTGGAGGCCAATGTGGTGGAAATTATCCGAGATTGGAAGAATGAAAACTACTTGGGCATGGTGCAAAACGCCTGTTTGGTTATTGAGCATTTGCAGGGTCAAGCTTTTGCTGTTCTTTTGTTTGTGGAGGTTCGAATTGCTGATCTGGTTAACGCTACAGTGGAAAACCTGGAAAATAGTATAATATTTGATTTGGCTGTTCGTTACCATCAGGGCAGCGGAGGAGACCGTTGTCATCTTCGGGATCTGCATTTTGACGTTTTGGCTGATCGATTGGAATAATCCTCATGGTGCTTCCGGCTATTTCTGCTCCTACTGTTTTCAGAGATCGTTCTGCATGTATTGCTTGGATGGGTTTGGCTTACGTTACAGTGGCTGAAAATCTTCAAAATTATCGCCGCTTTAGTGTTGAATTTACTCCTCCTGCAGAAGAGCTTTTTACTAGTTTAAGAGAATTTTTGTTTTATGCTTGGCGCAGTGAACATCAAAAGAGACGGGATCCTCATCGACGAGAGGTGTGTTACCAGCGTACTTGGTTTTGCTACTTCAAGTACGAAGAAGCTCGTCGTGAGCTGATGTGGGATGGCCCCGCGCGTACGAAGATTCTTTTGCAGGTTGAGTCCTTATCACCATCATATGCTGCCCCCGTCTGAAGGCCAAGTGACTGCTGCTTCACCTTTAGCTTATTCTTGTCCCTTGCCTGAATGTAGTTCTTTAACCATGCATAACGTGGCTGTTGTGCGAAGTCTTCCATGTTGTGCTGCGTTTGCGGTTTTGCTGGAATGGCCTGTGCCGTGGGACATGATTTTAAATGATTATGAAATGAACATTTTAAAAAATTATATGAAGGTGTGTGATTGCTGTGCCAGCATTGATTTGAGAAGATCTGAAGTTTTACATGGATACGAACTGTGGACTTTACATTGTCATTGTGATAAGCCAGGAAGTCTTCAATGTAAAGCTGGGGGGGTGGTGTTAGCCAAGTGGTTTTATATGCTGGTTTATGGGGCTTTAATAAATCAAAGATGTTTGTGGTACAGACGAGTAGTTAATTTTAAATTGCCTAAGGAAATTTATTATGTTAGTAGTGCTTATGTGAGGGGCAGGCATTTAATTTGGTTAAAAGTAAAACATGATATTCATGCTGCAGCTGCTTTAGAGAAAAACAGTTTTGGGTGGGGTAGGTTTACTTATGGTCATATTAACAATATGATAATTTTATGTTGTACTTATTGTTGGGATTTAAGTGAAATTAAATTGAAATGTTGTGCCAGAAGAACAAGAAGAATTTTGTTAAAAACTGTAAAAGTTATTCTGGAAGAGTTTAAGGCTCCTTTGTGTTCCAGCAGGACAGAGGTTCGAAGACAGCGTTGGTTGAACAGATTGATGGTGTACGGCCGCCCTATTCCTTATAAAGTGTATGATGCTCGCCCCCCTGTTGCGAATTAAATAAAAAAAAAAGAGTTGAAAATATTTATTGTGTTTGTGATAAGTAACTGAAAAAAAACGTTGAAGTTCCCAGAGTTACATTGTAGTTAAGCAATCCTGTCCATTCAAAGGTTAGGGAAAACCCAGTGGATACAAGAGTATTCAAACTAACAATAAGTAAACATGGTTTCCCGCTGTCAGTATTAACTAATCCGGGCGCGGAAATATAGTGACCCGCTCCTGCCGCTCCCTCAGTATTATAAGGGTAGGTGGTTACATTAGGCATAAATTGTACTTTGTTCACTTGGGAGGTAGAGTCAATAGTGTTGCCCAATCTTATGCCAAAGTTGTCTGCATCGAGATCAGGTCCAGTAAGTTCTCCGTTGTTGTCAAAAGTTAAAGATAGTTTAACTGAATTTACATTTGCTGCCAAAGGTGTTAAAGGGGCTCCTATTCCAATTAAAGATATTGTTCCATACACCAGAGGACCTACTTTTGTAAGGCTAAGGGTAACGCAAGCATTATAGGTTGTACTACTACCTCCTGTTGGCAGAACAACAGCATTGGGTTCAGCAGCTGGACCTGTCCAAAGGGTTAGGGGGTCTAGGGTTATTTTCTTATTATTAAAAGCAAGGCCTTCTCCCAAGTTTACTGCTAATGCATTTTGGAGCAGAGTAAGTCCGTCTGTGTAGGACAATTGTAAAGTGTTGTTAATGTTTGATAGGGGTGGGGAAGTTAGGTTGGTGGTTTGCAACTGTCCTTCGGAGGATAAAGAAAGTCCCTTTCCTATTTTCAATGAGAGTTGATTGTTTGTAACTGACAGAGGGGACTGGTAATTTAAGGACAAAGTTCCAGGAGGGGTTTCTTTAAATCCTTCGGAAGAAATAAAGGGCGGGGTTGTAAAAGGGACGGTAGTTCCGTTGGCAGGGGTGTTATAGGGGTATACAGGGTTGAAGTCTTCTGTTACGGCTCTTGCTCTTTTCATCTGTAAGATGAACATAATAGATAGCAAAGGTTGTGTTAGGAAATTTGATATTGTTTTTAAGGTGTGGAGAAAATTTGCTTATTTTAAACGCATATGTTATGATAGTTGGGAAGAAGGCAAGTGGGTTCGGCTGAATACGAATACTACGGACAAGTTTTTTGCTGAATTCAGGTAAATTTTTTATTGGTTATGATTAAGAATGATTGAAATGGTTTAGTTAAAGGGAATTAAATCATGCAAGCCACACAGGGTTTTAACAAGAGTATACATGCACTCAGAATGGGGACAGGAACAGCGGATGGAACCGGAAATTTCTCCTTTGGTTTGTGTAATTTTGATGGGTTTGGAACCCACCATAAACACACAGGTTTGACGTTCTTGTTGAACGGTGTAGTGGAGCTCATGATCTTCAGCGTTGAGTGTTTCAAAGCGCAGGGAAGACTGCTTTACTGTGCAGAAAATGCCTCGTTTGCATTGATGGGTGTTTTGAAGATCTATGAGCTCCTGGTTTTTCAGCGCCCGTTGTCTGGCTCGTTCCCGCACCATTATGGCTTGCTGTTCGGACTGAAGTCCGTCGATTTGCAGGGGGTCATTCATCAGTAAAGTGGAAGTAACTGCAGGTAGAAGGGGAAGGGGGGGGAGGTGGAAGTTGATTTAAAAGATTTTGAAGGGGGATTATGTTTGGCGGTGGTCTCGAGGGATAGTCAAGAAGATCGTCTGTGATCCAAGGAAATGGTAAAAATTTTTTGAGATACAAAGCTGTGAAAAGTGCAATAATCGCTGTAAGAATTACAATAGCGAAAAGCCATGGATCTTCGTTAATTGGAACAATAGGGTAGCAGTCTTTAATAGTCCATAATTTGGAAAAAGTAAAGCGGCAGCAGTGAGCAAGTGGTAAAAATGTGACTGCCAAAAAAAAAATCATGGCTGAAGAGCTAATAGTCGAGCAACGTTGGGGTTTTGAAACTGCGGTGCGTGGTGTCGATATCTCAGGCGAACTAGGAAATAGTCCAAAAACTGAAAAAATACCAGTAGTAAAGTAATAAGACTAGCAATACAGGTGCAGCATAAAAAGGAAAAAACAAGATATACTTGAAACGGAGGAAGGCACTCTGGTTCAATGTGAGCAGCCGTGGCAAAGGAAATGGTTGCGAGTGTGACTGGCGCTGTAAGGGTGCAGAGAAGCAGGACAAGAGCCATACTGAAAAAAAATTATATTGCTAAGTGAAGGTTGTTTTGTTCGCGGGGAAGGGTGTAAGATCCTGATTTGAAATATTTGTAAAGACAGTAGCACATGTAAATAGAAACTGCTAACACGCCTAAAAAAGCAATTACAAGAAGAAGGAGATGAAGTACTGTGTAATCAGTGGTTTCGTTTGTTTCTATTACAGAGCATAATAAAGATATTGGAAATGAAAAGTTAAACATTTTAGTTATGCCATTGGAAAGAGTTGAATTAATGAGATAAAAATCAGGTAAAGTGCTTGTAAAGTTTTCGGCTAAGTAATTTACAGATGATTTGTTGTTAAATATGATAGTGCTGTTGTCTAAACAGTTAATGGCAACAAAACAATTTGGATTAAAAAAAGATGAAACATAACAATTTGGAATGGGTCCAGCTAAAGTTGTTGAAAAGAGGAGTAAAATAAGAACAAGCATTTTGCTTACCTAATATATGGTAGTGGGAACTTTTTTGAAGTAAATAGTAACTTCTGGATGTTTTTTGCAGATAAAAAAGGAGGTTAAACCAACTGCAATAGCGACAACAAGAGCTCCAAGGAGTGCGAAGGGCCACCAGGGAATGCTGCTTTGTTGATTAGAGTTGTCGCTTTGTTGATTAGAGTTGTCAAAGATGGCAAAGTGAGTTTCGGCTGCAACTGTGGTGGGGGGAGCTGGAGACGTTGGATGGATAACAGTAACAATAAAAGTGTGAGAACACTGGCGACTGTTGGTGTCGCAAGTGTAGTTACCTGGATGAACTGGAAGTTTAAGAGTGAAAGAGCCGTTGGCAAACTTGTGGTTGATGTTAAAAGTTGTGTTTTTGATGTAAAGTTTGTAGGTGCTGTTTTCCAGTCCAACTAAGGCCCAGTCGGTGCCGTTGACTCCCCAAAAAGTGTAAGAATAGTTGTGTTTGGCGCTGGTGTATTTGCAAGGGCAGTGAAGAGTTTGGTTAGAGTCTCCAAAAAGAATGTTAAGGTTGCTGCTAGTGTGCGACGGTGGATTTTTGGTGGTTTTAGCGGCAGTGGTAGGAATAGTAGCTGCGGCAGTAGTGGCGGCAGTAGTAGTAGTAGTAGTAGTGGTAGTAGTGGTAGTAGTGGGTAAGGTAAACACAAAGAACTGAGTACAGCTTTTTACTTCACAGCTGTAGCGTCCGTGCTGATACGGTGGGTAAAGAATTAAAGTAGAGCCGGAGGCGTAGTGAGTAAGACCGGGGATTTGTGCGTTGGCAACCAGAAGTGTACTGGGGTGAAAAGTTGACAAGAATCTTCCGTTGAAGTACCAGGTAACTGGTCCAGCAGGGCGTGTGTGGAATCCGCACTTGAAGGTGACAAACGGCTGGCCTTGATCAAGAAGAGTTTGGTTTGAAGCTAGGCAGACGTCTATTTGTGCATTACTAGCTTTAATGCAGCTGATTAAAGCGAGCACAAAGGTGGCAGCAAAGGTCTGCATGTAAGCCGGGTTGAGGACAGATGCAGGTAATAGAAATTTTTGTTACGCCGGTTTGGCGTTCAGCTAGTAGAGGTCGCCGGCTGTAATAGCGAATAAGGTGGGTGTCAGTGGTCCCGTCGACAATGACGTAAATGCCGTGAGAGGGACCGTCGGAGTGGCTTTCTGGATGTTCGAAGTAGGTGGTTTCAAGATGCTGTCTGACGAAGCACCGAGGGCGGCGGCAGTGATCGAGATGGCGAATTCGAGCTTGATCTACTAGTGCCTCATGGGACATTAGTCGTAGCCGTCCACGGAGTCAGAAACTGCGTCGAAGTTGGGAATGAACTCGTCAGGATACAGTCCTGGAGCCCCTGAAAAGGGGTTGAAGTAAACCGACGGAGTAAACTCTTCAATAAATTGAAGTGTTCCAATACCGCCGGATCTTGGTTGAGATGAAGCACTTTGAAAAGTTAAGTACGCTTGGCGAGGCGTAAACGAAGAGCGGCCCGAGCCTGCGAGTTGGAACACTCCGTCTGGTCGAAGACCAAACGAAGAGCTCACTATCTCGTCGTTGAGCTGGGTGCCTTTGCCTCGAATGGTTAGTGTTTTTATACCTAAATGGGCGGGTAGGGTAGAGTGCCCCTTGGACCGATACCGGCACGCCCCGCCGGCCAGCTGCGCCCCAGAATTAGTCATGAGGACTTCGGCCTGGGCGTCACGAGGAAGTAGTACCGTTGTGGGAGCCGGTGTTTCCTGGTACACTAGTGACGCAGGCCAACTGGGAGGGTTTAATTGATTTCTGGGTGTGGTGGTAAGTGCAGCCTGTTCCAGTAACAGTTGATTACGGCGGGCCCGAATTCCATTAACTTGAGCAATCATATGGGGGCCTGCGCTGAGCCAGTTCATTTTGGTGGAGTAGTCTTGAGCCGCGCCTGCGGCTAGTCCCATTTGTGGTTGGTAGCTCCACATGTAGGGGGTGGGAATTTCCTTGCTCATAATGGCTCTAATTCAAAAGTGACTCAATTCCTTTTTGAATTTTGGCGCGAGTTTTACTCTTTAAGAGTTGATGCACAATACTTGTTGAACAGAGCTTCTGCGTCGTCCAACGTGCGTTGCAACTGTTCTTCGTTTTTGTGATATAGGCAGCTGCGGGTAAGTGAACGAAGAGAACGATTTTTTATTTTCAACTCCGGTTCCTGTCCACGGCTTTGTTGGAAAATAGCATACAGGGTTGGAAAAATGCGGTTTCTTAGTTCTTTGGTGGAGGGAGAATCCTGTTTTTTTGCCTGTTGAGGTAGCCTTTTTTTAGTTTCCGCCGCGGCCGCCGCTGCTGAAAGGTATCGTTTTCTGGGGGCTGTAAAAGTGACGATAATAATGTAAAACGTTTCTTGGAATAGCAATTCCGTTTCGGAAGAGCATAAAGCGGCGGGTAAACGATATGTTACCCCCGCAGTTTTCAAGACATGTTATGATGGCGTTTTTATGTTTGCGCCAGGAACGATATCCTTGTCGGGATTTTTTTAAGGTGGTCTTACCCATTGCGGCGGCCGCTGTGTTGTCCCATCTACGGTTAATTGTGGGCTGATCTGAGCTCGTAGTAGCGTTTGAAGGGCGTTTCTGTGAGGGTTTTGCGACGGTGTCCTCTGTCTCTGCCTCTGCCTCTCCCTCGTCGCTGGCTAGGCTGTCCCATTCCTCTTCCATGTCTCCCTGACTCTCCCAGTCGCTCTCCTCCGCACTCCAATGTTTCTCCTGTTTCCTTTGTTTCAGGCGTTGTGTGGAGGTGGGTGGGAGGGCGGTTCTCTTCTTTGCGGGCATTTTGTATAAATCCTGCTGCCGAGGAAGGAGTATTTAATTCTTCACCCGTTTGGGGGTCAAGATAAACTCCGCGTCCCTTTTTTAGGAGAAAAGCGCGGCGGGCCTCGTTAATGGCTTGCAATTGGGCTACAATGCTACTTTGGGTTATGACGCAAGCTGTTAATTCAGCTTTAGGGGGTCCTGATTGGTCCTCGTAGAACCGAATTTCGTGGGCGTGGTAGTCTGCGGGTACAAATTTGCGAAGGTATGCGGAAGTCCACAGTCCTGGAGTTAGTTTTAACCCCGTGGTTTGTTTGTTGGATTCTGCAGGTCCCTGGATTTCGAAGGTACCTATGACTTGGGTTTCGTTAAGGAGGGCAGTGTTGCAAACTAGGGAACGGTGGGGGGTGCATAAGTTACATCTGCAGTGGCAATCCATAAGGCCTTCTCCGCTGACATCTACTATTACGTCAGAATGGAAAGCGTAGTAGTTAGCGAGTTGGAAAAGGTAACAGTGACTCCATAGAGGAGGAGGACACTCTTTGAATGTAAGAGGAATGAAATCTGATGGGAGGGCGCAGCTCATGGAGGGCAAAATGCCTGACCTTTCTAAAATAAAAGAACGGAAGTTTTGTATCATGCTTTGACTCATGAAGTCTGGTAAACCGTTTTGCAAGGTTCGCAAGAGCCGGGAGGGGAAAATAATGCCTGCAAGATCTTTGGCCACGGTTTTTTCGTCAAACCCTGTCCAGAGTTCTCGGCGTGCACGGTAAAGAAGCTTTTGTAATTCTCGTAAGTTGTTATCCTCTAAACATTGCTGCCACACACCCATGGCTGATTGCCACGTGAAGCAGAGGAACAGATAAATGCAGTCGCGAATGTAGTCTCTTCTGGCTTCCCCTTTTAGTGTTGAATGCAACACATTTTGTCCCAGTCTGTTTTCGTGTAGTATGCCGAGGTATGATACTAAGTTACTAAGTTCCACATTTGAAATTTTGCAGGCTTGTTTTACGTAGCCGTGTCTGAAGGTGTAATGAAGTGTTTCTTCCACCTTTCTCACAGTTTCTGGATCGGTAAAAAACCGACTGAGACACTCCAGTTCCACGGTGACCAAAATTACCGCTGTTATCATTTTTCTTCGATTTTCCAAATCAGTAGAATTGTTTGTGCGCATCCACCGTGACAGTTCTTCGTCTGTTACGGCGGGTTTGCCCTCATCTGAATTCTCATCGCCTTCCGCTTCGTTCATCGGTTTGGCCCTTTTTACTAGTAAGCAGTCCAGGACTGTGTTCATAACTTTTGGAGGAAGGTTAACAGCGGGGTATGCAAAATGAGTAACTTCTATTGTTCTTTTAAGCACGGCTAGGCGGGCATTATCATTCGCGAGTTCTACCAATGCGCTGAAACTTTCTGTGTTTTCTTGCAGAGCATTCGCCGCACGTTTTTCATCTCCCAAGCCCTCGAAAATTTTTGGCACTTCTTGTAAAGAAGGAAAATCAGGTATGCGTGCTCCGGGTCCTAGAGTTAGATTGCCATCGGCACAGCTTCGGTTGGCTCGACAGGAAACGGGGATTTTGTGATTTTTAAAAAAAATGTGATAGGTTGCTAATACTTCGGGAACCGCAAACGCTGGGTAAAAGTTAAGGCGGGGGTTGGGTTCACAAGTGCCGTTTGCTTGTCTTTTGGGTGGAATGCGAGGAGAAAAAAGGTTTTTTTCATAAGCCAGACTGAGGTCATAAATAGATACCGGGAGCTCAGTATTTTCTGAAATAGCGTTTTCGACAATAGCGCTTTGTCTTTGAATGTGTTTCAGTAACACGTCCTCTCCTCCGCCTAGGTAATCTTCCTGGAGCCTAGTATTGTGTTGTTGCTGTGGGTGTTCATTCTGTTGGTTTTCGTTCTGTGAACTGGTTAAGGGTGATTCTTTTTCTAATTGTACATTTTCCGGGAAAGTGTAGCCAGTGTCGGCTTCCACCTCGAAATCGGTACTGTTGGTGAGGGTTTCTTCATTGTGGTAAAAAGAGGGGGAGGTTAAATTATCACTTTCGGTCGGTCGTTCCAATTCCATGTTTTTCGCCTAGGAAGAAACAATGGCCAGCAGTCAGGACCGTCGCGAAGTAACACCCGAAAAAATACCAGCTGTTCCCCCAAAAAAGAAAGCTCGGAAAGCTGTGCCTCTCCCTCCCTCACCGGAGGTGGTACCCGACAGCGACGAAGAGGCCGGAGAAGTGGTGACCGTGGGTTTCAGTTACCCTCCCATGAAAATATTGCGAAAGGCCGACGGCACCACTGCTTTTGAAAAATTCGACGAAAACCATCCTTTGATGGTTCAGGCTCGTCGTCAAAAAGAGGGGGACAGTTCTACTGTTGTAAACCCTCTGGCCGTTCCTCTTGTTTCCGCTTGGGAAAAAGGCATGGAATTTATGATGGTTCTTATGGAGAAATACAAGGTAGACAAGGAGTTAAGGTCCACATTTAAGTTTCTTCCTGACCAAGCAGAGGTGTACCGTAAAATTTGCCAGGCTTGGATGAATGAGGAATATAAGCATAACACTTTAACCTTTACTTCTCATAAAAGTTTTATAAGTATGATGGGAAGATTTTTAATGGCCTACATTCAGCTTTATGCTGGGGTGGAGTCTAAGCTTTGGGAACCCACCGGTTGTGTGGCCTGGGAACATCAATGTACAGAAACGGAGGGAGAGTTGAAGTGTTTGCATGGTTTAACTATGATTGTTAAGGAGCAGTTAATAGAAATGGATGTTACCAGTGAAAACGCTCAACGAGCTCTAAAAGAAACTCCCGCCAAAGCTAAAGTAGTACAAAATCGTTGGGGACGCAGCGTTGTTCAGGTTCGTAATGAGGACGCTCGCTGCTGTATGTTTGATGCCAGTTGTTCCCCTAATACGTTTTCTAACAAATCTTGCGGGCTGTTTTACTCAGAAGGCGGCAAGGCCCAAACTGCTTTTCGCCAAATCGAAGCTTTTATGCAAGCTTGTTACCCTCATATGGTTCGCGGTTTAAAGCATCTACTTATGCCCATCCGCTGTAATTGTTTTACTCGTCCTGAAATGTTTCGCGGAGGGCGTCAGACTTGTAAAATAACACCGTTTGCCTTAAACGTGGAGAACGTTCACGTTGAGGACATGGTGGATTATGGTTACCATGACAGGGTTCTTAGAGCGAATGTGAGTAACCCCAGTGTTTTGGTTTTTCAATGTGGAAATGTGTTACACCGAAATAGTAAGGCCAGCAATCAAGTTAATTGTGATTTCAAAATTTCTGCTCCTGATGTAATTGGGGCTTTGCAGCTTGTAAGACAGCTTTGGCAGGATCACCTCCCCGATACTGTATTACCCAAGTTGGTTATTCCCGAATTTAAATGGCACGCTAAGTACCAGTACTGCAATCTTACGCTTCCTGTGGCTCATGTGGATTTTGAAATGAGTGCGTTTGAAATTTAAAGAATGAATTGCAAATGAAGAAAAAAAGAATAAACGATTTTTTCATTATTGAGTGGATTGTTTATTAAACGCGGTAGCTTTTTCAATTTTTTCCTGGTGTTGTCTAAAATAAGGCGAATGAGTGGACAAAAAACGGTACAGAGACTGTTGGTTTTTTAGTAAGGTGCATTGAACTTGGGGACTTTTAAGCATGTAGTTCGGTACTCCCACAATGAGATCCATAGTAGGGTTTTTATCCATGGGGCTATTAGGCCAATTCACAAAAGCATGCAAAAACATACACGTAAAAAGACCGCAAGCGGCTGACTGTGGTCCTTGAACCGTTTGCATGGATTTTACCAACGTTACGCAATGATCCGGGGTGGACGCAATTGCACTGCGTTTTAGCAAGTTTTCATATTCAAATTCATATATTTGTTTAAGATTTTTATCGGAAAAGCCAAAAGGGTCGAAAAGATAGCAAGTTTTTGTTTTGGGATTCCATCCAAAGGCTAACCAATGCACTCCCCCTGTTTCTCTGCCAGCAGTGTTAACTATAGCGCAAGCCAGTTTATGAGGGGACACAAAGCCTGGAAAGCGTTTGTCAAATGTTCCTAAGAAATACGGTCCGCAGCCCAAGTCGCGAATTATAGCTTTTAGTTCTTCTTCACTGGAGCCCATTATGTTGTAGCGTTGCCGGCGGAGAAGGGGGTACGCAAGTACACGGCTTCAATAATGCCTCGGTGCGGCTGATGTACGCGAACCACGTCGAAAACTTCAAACAAAACATAAAGCAGCGTGGGTTCGTCCATAGGGTCCACCTCAAAAGTCATATCAAGGGCGTGCGCTGAGTTAGCATACAGCATATTTTGTCCCAAGTCGGTGAGCGCCCCCATTGACATGAAGTTGCTGGAAAATGGAATTCGCCACATGGTGCGATCGCAGAGGAACTTTTTCTGCGTAACTGAAGGAACAGCTGTTTCTCCAATTAATGGATATGGGTAGTTAGCCGGGTAAGCGTGTCCCTCTCTCATAGTTGGTCCCATGAAGCCAACAAAACCTGAGTTGTTATGCTGATGAGCCAGAGTGATTTCTTGATAATCTGAGTAGTTAATGGAATCCACTGCTTGTCGGGTCATAGGTTGGAAGTTACGGAAAAAGGAATACATGCGGTCTTTATAACCTTCGGGAACGTAAAATCCTTGGTAACCAATGTTGTAATGACTCAACATTTGAATTAAAAACCAATCTTTAGTCATATTGCTTTGTGCTACAGTGTAGCCTTCTCCATCTACTACTCGTTTTATTTCAAATTCGTTTGGGGTGAGAAGTCTGTCGTTGCCCGGCCAACTCACAGAGGAGTCAAACATAATAGACACCCGCTTAAAAGTGTGGTTTAGGTAAAAAGTACCGTCCAAATATGGAATGGATCCGGAGTAAACAAAGTAGGGGTCAAAACCTGATCCTAAAGCGGGTGTTTCTTTTGCCTTTAACCTGGTAAAACTCCACCCTCTGAAGGCTGCCCAATTGCGGGACGGAATAGAAATGGGAACGTTAGTGGCATTTGCCGGAATGGGGTAAAGCATGTTGGCAGCACAGAGATAATCGTTAAAAGATTGGTCGTTGGTGTCATTCCGCAGCATTGCTTCCAAAGTAGAAGCGGTGTTGTGAGCCATGGGAAAAAAATTGGCGTAAAGATTTACGCTTTCAATTTTAATTACAGCCCCGTCTGTTCGTAGGTCGTTTCCTAGCGTGCTCTGCAAAATCATATTTACGTCTTTTCTGAAGGACCATTCATAGGTGTATGAACCAGGCAGCAAGAGCAAGTTTTTAATTGCAAAAAATTTCTGGGGAACTTGAATGTGAAAGGGAACTATACGCCCATTCCCCAAAAGTTGGGAACGGTATCGCAGCCCTGCGTTTCTGTGGTGATTAAACGGATTAACATTGTCCATTGGATCTGGGGACCATCTGGCTCCCACGTTTACAAAAATATCTACAAGGCTTGGAGAAGTAACGCGGCCGTTTATGTATTTATAGGTGTTGGTGTTCGTGGGCAATGTTACATTTGCTGGAGTGTATTTGTATTTATCCGGCAAATACAGCGCTACGTTAGAATACAAAAAACTTCGCCATAGACTAGCTTGTAAGTTAATCTCATAGGCGTTTATGTTTCCCGTAGCAATGTAGTTGGGATCTGTTACGTCCGTGTCTTGAGACCAAGTTATTTGAGCTTCGGTGGGATTATCTGGTTTTGATCCCTTGTACTCAGCGGTAATGCCGGCTCCAGAAAGAGGAAAGCAGTACGTAGGAAGTTCATCTTCCACGCCATGATTTTCTATTATTCTAACATCTGGATCATAGCTGTCTACGGCCTGATTCCACATTGAAAAATAACGGGTACGGTCACTTAAAGCGTCAAGCATTAGTTGATAAGACAGTTCCGTGTTGCGGTCTTGCAGGTCAACAACCGCATTAAGTTGGGAAGCTTGCCCGGCCAGCACGCCCATGTTGCCTGTGCTGTTGTAGTACATTAAACCAATAAAGTTGTCTCTGAAGCCTATGTAATTTGGCCGATTTGGAGCGGCTTGCTGACCCAGCATGTCCTGCGAACTTCCTTCCAAGGGTGAAGGAGTGTATACCAAATGGGTGTCCGGGGTTTGAAGATACACGTCTTCAGTGTACATTACAACTTTAGGAGTGTAAGCAGTTGCTTCTGAGGGCACAAAGTATGTTTTAGTAATTGCGTCCTCATCTGTTTTGCCCGTAAGTTCGTCAATTATTCCCTGGCCGCCGTTAGCATTAGTAGGTCTTGCGTAGGAACCGTAGCACGGTTTCATGGGCGTAGTGTATTTAATAGCCCTGCCAGCGTGTTCTAATTTTTCCTGAGCAAGTAAGCTTTGCCATTGTGGTTCTCCATCCTGCGGTTCAGGTTGATAGGTGGGATCTGCAATAACTGGAGTTCCGTTTTCCGTTTGGCCAACTTGTATACCAATATTGCCATTGTTAGCTACAAATTCACTTTGATAAGGCGCCTGCCCGTAGGTATGCATTTTAGGATTTTCTCCTTCGTCATTGCGTGTAAACCATTCGCAATTATTTGGAGCGCCTTTGGGAGCAAGAGCGTTGTAAGCGGTGCCCGAGTACGGCTTAAAACTTGGTCCTCTATCTATTACCCCTCTGATATCAAAGTAAGTGCTGGCCATGTCTAATACTCGATTATCCCCTACTGAAAGCGTAAAACGGGTTTTGTACGCGTAAGCTGTGTCTTCCCTGTCCACTGGAACGAAACGCAAAGTTAAACGCTGTGAGCGGTCAGTTGTCACGTCGTGGGTGGGGGCCACGGTGGGATTTCTAAACTTGTTTCCCAGAGTGAAGTAGGTGTCGGTGGCTCGAGCAAACTGCACCAAGCCGGGACTCAGGTATTCGGAGGCGTCCTGCCCGGCAATGTGCATATACGACCACTGAGGCATCATCGATGGGGTGGCCATCTTGCAAGCGAGGACGGCGGTTTCCGCAGTTCTTCTTTACTGACAACAACAGGCGTATACACAGAACGGAGGTTAAAAGCGTTTAATAGTAGCATCTGCGGCGTTTTAGAGTTTTCACTCCCAGGCCCACGATGCTGTTCAGAGTGCTCTGCCAGTTGTTCGAGCGGGAGTAACGCGGCGTAGCCACCGCCACTGGACGTATAGCTGGTCGTGACACAGGGGGAGCAATGGGCACGGAAGTAACGGGAACGTCTCCCACCGGAGTGGCCATGCTTAAAATGGGCTTTGTTAACGGGTACGTAACTGGTTTTAGAGACACGGAGGGGACGTTTTTTACGGCTTCTTCATACGAAGGCGGCTCTTCAGTTTTGGTTACAAGGGTTTCTTCCAAGTCTGGCCGCGGTCGCTTTTCTCCCTGGGGCTCTTTTTCTAACTCCGGTAGTTTCTCCTCTACGGGTCGGGGATCAAGGCGGTTGTTTATTTCACGTTGAACCGCCTGGTTGGCAATATCCACCACCCCATTAATGCCGGCAGCTAATCCGTCTACCACTTTCTGCTGAAAGTTTTGTTCTTTCAATTTGTCCCGTAACAGTTGACCCGTGCTACTATTCCAAGCTCTGTTGCCGTAAGTTTTAACGGCGGAGCCGAAATTTTTTAACCCGCTCCAGATGCTACTCCAGTTGAAGGCGCCCCCGTTCAGCTGACTGGTGCCGATATCATTCCAGGTGCCCAAGTACGGCCGCGTGCCGTGTCGCGGGGCCAGTGACGAAAAATTCACGTCTTCCATTTTTTTTAACACTGAAAAAAGATAGCGGCGCCGGGTTTAATTAATGTCTTTGTGACGCCTGGACGGCCACGGAAGCAATTCCCGGAATGGCGCCAATAGCGGCAGCAATAATCGGTATCAAGGCTGGGAGAATGCCCCCTTTCATGCGACCATGAGCGGCCCGCCGACGCCGATGATGTTTAACACCGCTACCCCTGAAGCCCTTCCCAGAGCGGCGTCTTCCTCGATAACCGGGAACGGGAATACGAAGACGGCACGTTAAGGCCATATCTGTAAAGCAGCAGGTGGCACGCGTTAAAGAATCGTGGGATGGTAACGGACCGAAGGAAGCGTCAAGGTCCGACCCCGACGCGTAGTAACCCGTTTGACCTTTACGGGGGCTATGTTTGGCTTCCTTCTTCTTCGCCTGGATCGTCGCCCGGCAGTTTTACGACGCTGATAAACGTGGCCACGATACCCCGGCGTAGGAATAATGGAAGGATGTAAAGCGTAGTTGGGCATGAGTATACTGGCGGGTCCATAGCGGCGGCGGTTGCGAATGGCGGTTGCTGCCCTAACGGGGGCGCCCTCCCAGGGATCCGTTTGAATTCCAGCATCTGTGGTGGTAACAACGGCTGGTTTGGTTTCTACTTCCATGTTTTCAACGGGTATTTGAATGTCCACCGTTTGGACTCCCAGACCCGGAGCTACTTTTTTAATCGGTCTAATTTTTACATCCGGTTGAACCGAAGGGTCTACTTTCATTGATTCCAACACGTTTTCCAGTTTTTGTCTTTTTGGTACCATGAGTTGCATTGTAGGCTGTAACTCCACAGCTTCTCTTTTTATCCCTTTTCTCCTTGCAACGGCGCTTTCTACGGGCAAAATTTGTTGTAGAGTCACAGGTTTCAAGCTTGGAGTGGGATTACTTTCGTCTAAGGGAACTGCAATATCTCGTCGGGGCTTTTTGCCGTATGCAAATTCCCCGCTCTGCTCTAGCGCCTGTTCCAGAATATCCTCATCTGCGTAAACCTCATCATAGGACCGCTTGAACGTGCGTGACGAGCGTTCTCCGGGAGAAAATACCACGGTCGTTCCCGGTCTCAGGATACGCCGCACCGTTCTCCCTTTCCACTGCACGCGTCGTCGAGGGGCAAAAGAGCGCACAAACTCTACTCCCTCGTTGTCTAAAGCTTCCTCCTTTTTGGCCGACTCTTGCTTCTTAACGCGCTTGAGACGGCGCGGTTTCACGTCGGGTTTAACATCAGGTTCCGTCAAAGGGGCATAGATTTCGGGAGCAATGGCCTGAAGCAGCTCTTCCTTGAATTTGCGTTTGGTCATGTCGCCGATGCTGAATACACAACAGGACACTCAGTCTCACCGTGTCACCTTTTTTGTTTTTTTTTATTTCTTTATACTCGAGGCGGGCGAGTACGCACGGGAACCCGAACGCCGCTCGCGTCCCGCACCCAATACACATTACCCCGCTGAGGGGTTGCCAACCTTGCAATTGCCGCGGCAGCCTGTACCGCTGCCCGTCGTCTGTTTCTACCGGCTCTTATCTGGCGGGTAAGTGCCCTCCTACTGGTGCGGCGTGCTCGACGCAGAAGGTTGCGAGCGGCTTGCATGGCAGCGGTTGGACGAGATAGAGAACGCCGAGCTCTTCTGCTTCGACGTTTTTGACGGGCATAGGCCCTTGCATCCGCTACTACGCTATCTATAACCGCGTCAACCGTGGAAGGAGAGGCAGCCGCGGGGGAATTGTAATTACGCGCGTCAGCGACTACTGAATCAATTACGTCGTCCACTGTAGTGCGTTCAGCGGGTCGCCGGTTACGGCTATAGGCGCCCCAGGGCGCTCTGTAGTGCCCCCGCACGCGTACCGGGTGTTGATTTGACCTGTGCTTGGCTCCGCCGTACATTTTATTCACACCGAGACCCCAACCGGTATTGTTGCTAGGTGAAATAAGGATGGACATCTTAGAAGGTGCGACTGGACAATACTTTTGGAGCTATCACTCCCAATGCTTTATACACGTAAGGGCAGGTACGACGCCTGGCGTCCGTGATGGTCACTCGCTGAACTCCCCGGATGCTGTTTTGCAGCGGCAGGATGCCGTGGTCGGTTATAGCGGGAACGTTTTCGCTAACCGTAGTAATTGTGGGAGCGGGCGGTCTCACCAGAATCTGATTTTCGGGAAAACGATTGAAAACGTGGGTGAGAGCAGTGGACTGACGTACAAGCTGAGAATACACTGCCTGATCGTTATAAAAACTTTTTGCATACATGGGCAACAGCTCTGCCCCAACCACGGGAAAGTTGCTTGTTTGTTGTGAACTGCGAAACGTAACAGGGTCTTGCATCATGTCCGGCAATGACCAGTATATCTGTTCAGATCCGCAGGTAACATCGGGCGCCGTCAACAGGGTCCACGACCGGACTCCCGTAGCAGCGTCGCCGTAATTGTAAGCTAAGTACCAACTTCGGTAAGCGGTGTCGGTGGAGCCGGGCAGAAGGTTATAACTACGGTTTTTTGCGTCCGCGGCAACAGGCTGGATAGTAGGGGGCTGTCCGGGAGTGCTGTTTTCGTAGGCAGTAACGTCCAGAAGAGCCGGTATGTTACCTCCCACTAAATCCTCATACAAAATCTGAAAGCCTTCCTGAAAGGGTTGTCGCTTCCGAATTCCTAATAAGTTATTTAAGCGGCTGTTAGTAAAGTCCACGCCGCATCCAGGTAGCAGAACAATATCCGGATGAAACGCCTCGTTAGTGTACACTCCGGGCATTACCAACCCCGTTTCAGGATCCCATCCTAGACGAAAATTTCTAGTATCAAACTTTACTCCTATTTCACTTTCTTTAACGCCGTTTTGGCGTCCCACAAGAAGGTAGTGTTCTATAATAGCGTTGTTCATTAAGTCTATCGTTAAGGTTTCTGAAAAATTGCCTTCTGGTAGCACCAACTGCACCCAGTCGTATACCGGGTCCTTATTGGTCTCATGAGCAATCATGAGTCTGGCCCGAAAGGTGTTTGTAAACATGTATTCGTTTACGTTAGGCATATTAGTATGCAAAATGGTTTTTATATCTCCCCCCCATCTGGATCTATCGTCCAAATTTATGGTTTGTGTGCTGGCTTCCGCAGGCGTAAAGTCGTTGTTTTGCACCACAGTAGTTAAAAAGTTGCTGTGGTCATTTTGATAGTTTAGAGAAGCAATGTCGGAAGATTTGTTGTCCACCAAGTACAGTCGCGTAGTGTCGTAAAGAGGAGCCAATTCAGAATAACGAATGCTGTTTCTTCCTTCGGTTGGCCCTAGGTAGCGAGGGGGAACGTAAGGAGCCACGAGGGGACCTTGCATTGCCGCCGCTCTCATCACGCTTTCGTACGACGGCGGCGGCCCTTCCGCGACGGCCACCGGCGGTATCCCTCGTTTCATCATTCCGCTAGAAAAAACAGGCACACCACGCTATGGCCTTGGTAAGTATTTATTTTTTTTTCAATTACCACCTGCTAACTTTTCCTTGGGGCTTTAAATGGGCAAAGGGATTTCCGCTTCCCCCTAAGTCCAGCACGCTACTGTCATCTCCCGACTCATTGTCGGGAACTGCATAAGGAGAACGACGAGAAGTGCGATATTTACGCGCGGGAGGCAAAGGTCTCGGTTGCCGTTCTTCCCACTCCTTTTGTTCCTGAGCGTAAGTTTTCCAGCGGGACATTTTATCTACCAAACTTTCTATCCCGTTATTGGGAAAATTTTTCGGACGCACTGGTTGTAGCAGAGAATCATTTAAGTAATCGGTATTACTGGGAAGACGGGGCCGGCTTACTCTTCCGGAGCTTGCCGAAGAAAAACTAGGCAATGGACTATTGACAGCTGATCCCAAACTTGCTAACGAAACTCGCTGATCTTGTTCGTCTCCTCCCTCTTTCTTTCGCGGCATGGGCGAAAACACACTGGTGTCGTCGTCCCAAATAAACCCGTCATTCGCTTCGGGTAAATCGAATTCGCCTGTGTAAAATCCAGGCGGCGGTAGCCAGTGTGGATTTAAAACGGCATTATTGAAGTACTCTGGATTGAGAGCAGCCGCCCGATGCAAGTAGTCCATTAAACGATTTATGAAGGCACGATTGGAGGAGTACAACCCCGGTTCCATGTTCCGGGCTGTCAAATCTAACGCAGCGCTAGGCCCGTCTCCTTCACGCATTAGGTACAGGCTTACAGATTGCTGCACATAACGCAAGATTCTTTCCTCTTCGGAAGTGAGAGTATATTGCGGAGGAATTTTTTGCCTTCGATTTGTTAACAAGAAATTTAAAGTGGCTTGCAAGCTCGACGTGTCTTCCCTACCCATAGCCCGACTCACGTCAGTAATTTCTTGATATGTGTGCTCATCCACTCTACTTTGACCTATGGCTTCACGATACAAAGTAATCAAGTGACCCAAGTAGGAATCGCGAGATAAACTCCCGCTATCCGTGAAGGGGGCTATAAGTAAAAGAAGCAACCTGGTGTTTGGAGTAAGCAGGCTGGATACGGTGGCGCGGTCTCCCAACGGGGCTTTTACACCCCATAGATTTTCCAAGTTTTTAAAAGCTTGGGTTAAATTTACAGTTTGCAGACCTTGCCTGGACGTTTGAAAGTAATAATTGGGGCCTGACATGTAAACTTCACTTTGAGGCACTTCCGTAACCATGAGGCGCAAAGCGCTGATAAAATTGGTGTAGTCTTCTTGTCCCCGTGGAACACTAGCCGGCAAAGAACTAAGAAAGGCGTTTAAGGACACTAACGAGCCCAAATTAGCATCCTTGTGAAAGCGCTCTCTTTGGGCCACGGCCTCCCTTACATCTGTTACCAGACGATCTAAGTTGCTTTGCACGTTGGTGCTATTATAACGAGCTACTCTTTCAAGTAAAGCGTTATAAATTTGTCCGGCTTCATCCGGACGTATAGCCCGATTTTCAGCCAAAGCATTTACAATGGCCAACACTTTTTCGTGAGTTGGATTCGGTCGAGAGGGAACCACCGCCTCCAAAATAGCCGAAAAGCGGTTGGCCTGAGGTTGCTGCCGAAAAGCTTCCGGATTGCGTGCCGTTAAGGCCATTATGCGGTCCATAGCAGCAGACCAATCGTCCGAAGGTGTTACGCCTGAAGGCTGACTTTGTAAAACCGCCCGAGCAACGGGATCCGGGGGTGCGGTCTCCGTGGAAGCCATAGCTGCGGACCTCTGCATCTAAAAAAAGCGGCTAGTCAATGGGCTCGTCCTCTCCGTCTTCGTCTTCCTCTTCCTCCACACTTTCTAAATAGGATCCGGCTGCCTGCCACGCCCTCCTGCTAGGCTGCCACTTTAAATCCGCTCCGGCATCAAAAAGATTTTCGTCATTGCCATGCCCCGCTCCAGTAAGAGCGCGCTGTAAGCTGTACATCAGTTCTCGGTCGCTCAGTTCTCGGCGCCGACTGGCACTCACTGCTTTGTGAATACGGTCATTTCTGTATACCCCCAAATCGTCGCTCAAGGTTAACACCTTTAAAGCCATTCGCATGTAAAAACTGTCTATTTTTACTTCTTTGTCAATGGGAACATAAGGAGTTTTGTAAATTTTTCGTGCGTAGAACTTTCCTAAGCTAAGCATAGAATAATTGATGGCTGCCACCTTATCGGCTAAACTCAGACTTCTTTCCTGGACCACAATACTTTGCAAAATGTTAATTAAATCGAGCAACCAGCGTCCTTCTGGCTCAGCAATATTTAACAAAGCGTCCCTAAATGTCTCATTGTCTCGGCTGTGCTGCACAATTAAAAAAAGCTGAGCGGTAAGGGGTTTACTGGTGGGGTTTTGTACATAGGCTTCCAAGAAGTCCCACAGATGCATCAGGCCAATAGCCACCTCTTCCCTGGCAATTAGAGTTCTTACATGATTGTTAAAACTTTTTTGAAAGTTCATTTCCTCTTTCACAGTTTGCTCGTACGCAGTAACTAGGTCGGCCGCGGCCACGTGCGCACGGGCTGCGCTCACCCCGGTCCGTTCCTGGGGTTCGAAATCTTCAGCTCGCAGTAAACGGTCACGATCCATACCCTTTCTTAACTCCCTTCCCGCTCGAAAGCGACAATCCCGCATTTCCTCAGGCTCCTCCCCGCTTCTCTCCCTAAACGTATTACGGGAAGGAACGTAAGCTTCACTTGAATCCTTTTTTAGCTGCACCCGCGGATGCCTTTCAGGCGAATGAGCTCCCAGTCTTGCAAGTCCCTCGCCCTCTTCTACGTCCAACACTTCCTCCAACGGGTTTCCCGCGCCGGCCTGCGCAACCGCAGCAGCGGCCGTTGTTGCCGGAACCGCAACCCCTCCGTTGGTCGAGGGTCGCATCTGTCGTAACACCGGATGCATCTGTAACAAAAGACTCCCCTCCGTATCCGGGTTGCCGGCTAGGTTCGAGACGTGACGACCAATCACCCCGATGACGGCGGAACAACGGGATTTGAACCCGGCCACTCCGCCGTCATACCATTGCAAATTTTCCCTTAGACTACGGAGTGGAGTCGCTAATCTTGTGTGTTCTTTTTTTTTTCTTACATAGAGCGCCCAAGATTGTGCCCGCCTAACGGGTCAAAGCCTTCCTACCATAGACTTCTTTATGCCCTTGCGCAACATTTGGAACCGAGTACAGGAATATACCAGGGCAGCTACCACAGTTGCAGGAATTTCTTGGATGTCTCGCTACGTGTACGGATATCATCGCCTGATGCTGGAAGATCTTACTCCCAACGCCCCCGTTACCCGCGGATGGCCCCTTTACCGTTTACCTCCACCCCACCTGCTAATTGGTTATCAGTACCTAGTAAGAACCTGTAACGATTATGTTTTTGAAACAAGGGCTTACTCCCGTCTCAAGTATCGAGAAACGCTGCACCCTGGACACCAAACGGTAAACTGGTCGGTTCTGGCAAATTGCACTTACACCATCAACACCGGAGCCTACCACCGCTTTGTGGATTTTGACGATTTTCAGACAACACTCACACAAATTCAGCAAGCCATTTTAACGGAGAGAGTTGTGGCAGACCTTGCTCTTTTAGAACCCTTTAGAGGGTTTGGGGTCACCCGCATGGACGATAGGGAGGTAGCCGTTGAAACCCTTATGCAGGACTACTACAAAGATCTAAGAAGGTGTCAAGGAGAAGCATGGGGCATGGCCGACCGCCTACGCATTCAGCAAGCCGGACCGAAGGACGTTGTACTTCTCACCACCATCCGCCGTTTAAAATCCGCCTTTTTTAATTTCATCATCAGCAGCGCCGTGAGCCAAGAACTTCCCCCCGAAACTGTACTCAGCTTACCTTGCGACTGTGACTGGATCGAAGCTTTTCTGCAACGGTTTGCCGATCCGGTAGACCAGGCTTTGCTCAGAACTCTCAGAGGGTTATCTACACAAACATTAATAAAATGCATCGTTAGCGCTGTTTCTTTACCCAACGGACCCAAAAAATCCTCGTTGTTACAAGGCGGAGCGCTAAAAGGGGGGGTTTTCGAACTGCGCCCGCGGGAACACGGTAGAGCTGTAACAGAAACAATGCGTCGCCGTCGTGGAGAAATGATAGAAAGATTTGTGGACCGCCTTCCCATTCGACGTAGGCGTCGACGTCCTCCCCCAGAACCGGTGGAAGAACTTGGTTTAGAAGAAGAAGAAGCGGAAGAAGCGCCGTCATTCGAAGAAGAAGTGAGGTCCACCGTTGCCAGTCTTATCCGACTTCTGGAAGAGGAACTTACAGTTGCCGCGCGAAACTCTCAGTTTTTTAACTTTGCAATTGATTTTTACGAAACCATGGAACGGTTGGAAGCTTTGGGGGACATTAATGAATCTACGCTACGGAGATGGATCATGTATTTTTTCGTTACGGAACACATTGCCACCACTTTGAATTACTTATTTCAGCGCTTAAGAAATTATCCAGTTTTCTCTCGTCACGTAGAACTCAATCTCGCTCAAGTGGTCATGCGCGCGCGAGACGACCAGGGAGCGGTCGTGTATAGTCGCGTGTGGAACGAAAACGGTCAGGGAGCTTTCTCTCAACTCATAGGTCGCATCTCTAACGATCTCTCAGCCACGGTGGAACGGGCCGGCCGAGGAGAACTCCAGGAAGAAGAAATTGATCAACTCATGACCGAAATTGCCTTTCAGGATAATTCCGGAGACGTTCAAGAAATTCTTCGCCAGGCCGCCGTCAATGACGCAGACATTGATTCTGTTGAACTTTCTTTCAGGTTCAAGGTGACGGGCCCGGTAGTCTTCAGTCAGAGGCAACGCATTCAGACTACAAATCGTCGCGTAGTGGCGCACGCCAGCCGCCTGCGCTCGCAGCACCTACCCCTGCCCGAATTTCACGCAGACGTGGAACTCCCAGCTCTGCCCGCCGGCGTCGAACCTCCCCTTCCCCCCGGAGCGAGACCTCGACGCCGGCACTGAAAAACAGAAAACCTCTGAAAGGGACCGTCATTTCTCCTCGGGCCCACGGCTTAGTGCATGCTATTAACACAACAACAAACTCCCCCGTAGAAATCAGGTACCATTTACACATAATCCCAGCCCTCCAACGCCTCTTCCAAGTACACCTGCTTCCATTTCCGCCAGACCTCTTCACACTGCCGCCAAACTTCGGAACAGACGGGATTCACAGTCTCATCGCACGTTTCAGACCGCCAGTCGCCGAAATCTGGTCCTCCGTTTCCCGTGGCGCGGTTAGCGTTACCGTCATTCCCACAGATAATCAACAAAGCGTACAACACCAATGCAACACTAAAGAGCACCGCAGCCCACCCCATGCTCAACTCCCCTTTCCACTGCGCTTCTTCATCCGGGGTCGCAACACATATTTGGTCCAAGACGTGGAATCCATGCAACGGTGTGAATATTGCGCACGATTTTATAAGCATCAACATGAATGCACGGCCCGCCGCCGAGACTTCTACTTCCATCACGTCTCAGCTCAGTCCTCGCAGTGGTGGAAACAGATTCAGTTCTTCCCAATTGGCTCTCTTCCGGATGTTCAGCGACTATTTGTCACCTACGACGTAGAAACTTACACCTGGATGGGCTCTTTTGGCAAACAACTGGTTCCCTTTATGCTGGTTATGAAATTTACGGGCGAAGCACATCTTGTAAACATTGCCGTTTCTTTGGCGTTGCAACTTCAGTGGAACGCTTGGCACGGGGATCCATATACATTTTACTTAATCACCCCCGAAAAAATGGCTATCGGCAAACAGTTTCGCGCCTTTAGAGACCATCTCCAAACAGCCCTTTGTGAACACCTTTGGATAAATTTTGTGCAACAAAACCCCCAACTCCAATCTTGGTGTCAGGAATCGTTCGGTCTGCGCAATCCTGAAGAACTCACTTACGAACAATTGGTTACCGCCCCGGATCTCCGAGGAACACCAAAATTTTTCGAACTCTACATTGTGGGACACAACATTAACGGATTTGACGAAATTGTTCTGGCCGCCCAAGTAATTAACAATCGCACTGCGGTACCTGCCCCGTTTCGCATTTCACGCAACTTCATCCCCAGAGCCGGTAAAATCTTGTTTAATGACGTTACTCTTTCTCTACCAAACCCCAAGTATCGTCAACGCAAGGACTTCACCCTCTGGCAACGGGGAACGTGCGATGAAACGGACTTTAAAAACCAATTTTTGAAAGTTATGGTCAGAGACACTTTTCAACTAACTCACACCTCTCTCAGAAAAGCGGCTGAAGCCTACTCTTTACCAGTGGAAAAAGGTTGTTGTCCATATAAAGCAGTAAACGAGTTTTATATGTTGGGTTCTTACCGGGCTACCGCTGATGGTTTTCCTCTTCAAGAGTATTGGAAGGATGAATCCGAGTACCTCCTCAACCTCGAACTCTGGAAATCAAAAAAACTATCCTCTTACAACCTTATTCATGAAACCCTCGAATACTGCGCCCTGGACGTTCTGGTCACCGCTGCATTGGTGGAAAAACTTTTTCTTTCCTATTCGCAGTTTATTCGTGAAACCGTGGGATATGCAGAAAGCTCTTTTAATGTTTTTCAAAGGCCTACTATTTCTTCCAATTCTCACGCCATTTTTCGTCAAATATTGTACACGGCAAACGAACCCAAAAAAGCACATCTTGGTCCCAATTTTCTGGCCCCCTCCCATGAACTTTATGACTATGTAAGAAACAGCATCCGCGGAGGAAGATGCTATCCCACCTATATTGGCATCCTCAACGAACCTCTCTACGTGTATGACATTTGCGGAATGTACGCTTCTGCACTTACCCACCCCATGCCTTGGGGACCCCCCCTTAATCCGTTTGAAAGAGCGCTGGCGGCCCACAAGTGGCAACAAACTTTAAATAATTTTCAAAAGATATCATATTTCGACTCCTCACTTTTACCGGGGATCTTTACAATTGATGCCGATCCCCCAGATGAAACACTCCTAGACGTGCTTCCCCCATTTTGCTCCAAAAAAGGTGGAAGACTGTGTTGGACCAACGAACGCCTAAGAGGAGAGGTAGCCACCAGCATTGATATAGTCACCTTACACAACAGAGGATGGAAGGTGCGTCTCATTCCCGACGAACGCACTACCGTTTTTCCGGAGTGGAAATGCGTGGCGAGGGATTACGTACAGCTCAACATAGCCGCCAAGGAAAAGGCAGACAAGGAAAAAAACCAAACTTTGAGGTCTATTGCAAAACTGCTGTCGAACGCTTTATACGGGTCTTTCGCCACGAAACTTGACACTAAAAAAGTTGTATTTTCTGACCAATTGGACGACAAAACCCTTAGAGGAATAGCTAACGGGCAAATTAATATCAAATCCTCCTCATTTATAGAAACTGACAATCTCAGTGCGGAAGTCCTACCATCCTTTCAACGGCTTTACTCACCCAAAGATTTGGCGCTCGTGGACAGCGAACCGGAAGAAAGTGACGACGAAAAATACAACGCCCCCTTTTATAACCCCCCAAAAGACCCCCATGATCACGTGACTTACACTTACAAGCCAATCATTTTCCTGGACGCTGAAGAAACGGACCTCTGTTTGCACACCCTTCAAAACACAGACCCCCTCATTGACAATGATCGGTACCCCTCCCAAATAGCTTCCTTTGTGTTAGCCTGGACCCGAGCTTTCGTTTCAGAATGGTCAGAGTTTCTTTACGAAGAGGATCGCGGAACCCCACTCTGTCAACGCCCTCTTAAATCCGTATACGGCGACACCGACAGCTTATTCGTGACAAATTTGGGACATCGACTCATGGAAACCAAAGGTAGGAAAAGAATCAAAAAAAACGGAGGCAAATTAGTTTTTGACCCCTCCGAACCGGAACTAACCTGGCTTGTTGAATGCGAAACAGTGTGTGAAAAATGCGGGGGAGATGCTTATGCCCCAGAATCTGTGTTTTTGGCTCCTAAACTCTACGCTTTGAAATGCTTATACTGCCCTTCTTGCAACCACTTCTCTAAGGGTAAACTGAGAGCCAAAGGCCACGCGGCCGAATCTCTCCATTACGAACTCATGGTACAATGCTATCTTACCGACTACCAGGGAGGAAACGAACGCTTCTCCACCAGTCGCCTGAGTTTCAAACGCACCCTAGCAAGCGCTCAACCGGGAGCCCATCCTTTCACCGTTACGGAAACAACCTTAACTCGAACGCTGCGCCCTTGGAAAGACATGACTCTAACCCCGCTGGATGCTCATCGCCTCGTTCCTTACAGCAACAGCCGGCCCAATCCCCGCAATCAGGAAGTGAGCTGGATAGAAGTACCCTAGACCACATTACAGAACTTTGGGAACGCTTACAAATTCTTACCCAAACCCTGCAATCCATGCCTCTAGCGGAAGGATTAAAGCCTCTGAAAAACTTTACTTCTTTGCAAGAACTGCTGTCACTGGGAGGTCAACGTTTGTTACAAGAACTAGTTAAAGAAAACAAACACGTCCATGCTATGATGAACGAAGTGGCTCCCTTCTTGCGGGAAGATGGAAGTTGTACTTCTCTTAATTATCACTTACAACCTGTCATAGGCGTAATTTATGGCCCCACGGGTAGTGGAAAATCACAACTTTTAAGAAATTTACTTTCCACTCAACTCATAACCCCTGCGCCGGAAACCGTTTTTTTTATTGCCCCCCAAGTGGACATGATTCCTCCCGGGGAAATTAAAGCTTGGGAAATGCAAATTTGCGAAGGTAACTTTGTGCCTGGTCCAGAAGGAACCCTGGTCCCTCAATCCGGCACCCTTCGCCCCCGGTTTCACAAAATGTCCTACGAGGAACTCACCCACGACTACAACTACGATGTCACCGATTCCCGCAATGTATTCGCTCAAGCTGCGGCCCAGGGCCCCATTGCAATTATTATGGATGAATGTATGGAAAACCTGGGAGGTCATAAAGGAATTTCCAAATTTTTCCATGCTTTTCCTTCCAAGTTGCATGACAAATTCCCCAAGTGCACTGGCTACACGGTGTTGGTGGTTCTTCACAATATGAATCCCCGCAGAGACCTGGGAGGCAATATCTCCAACTTAAAAATTCAGTCTAAGCTTCACATTATGTCCCCTCGCATGCACCCCTCTCAACTAAACCGTTTTATTAACACCTACACTAAAGGCCTCCCGGTAGCTATCACTTTGTTGCTTAAAGACATTTTCCAGCATCACGCCCAACGTAACTCCTACGATTGGATCATTTATAACACCACCCCGGAACACGAAGCGCTTCAGTGGTCTTATTTGCACCCCAAAGATGGTCTTATGCCCATGTACCTTAATATTCAAACCCACCTATATCGTGTAATGGAAAAGATTCATAAAGTGTTAAACGACCGCGAAAGATGGTCACGCGCATATCACAAAAAAAACAAACAATAAACGGTTTCAGAAAGTATTCTTTACTGCTTTTTATTCATTCAAATGGTTCTTTCTACAGCTAATTCAGCCACCCGTCTAGAAAGTTCCCCCAACTGCTGCGTCAAATTGTCCAACTTGGTCAGCACCGTTAAAAGGTTGTCATCGTGAACGCTGCGTGGAACGGCGGCGGGTGCGAAATTCCCATACAGGCCAAAATCAGCTGCCAAAACGCGGGTAGCGGATGCCGCGGCTGAAGCTGCTGCGGCGGCTGCAGTGTCCAACGAAGAAGACCCGATCGTAGCGTAGCGCATAGAAGCTGAATTAGAAGGCAGTACAGGATGCCCCTCCACAGTTGATCCCATAACATTCTGACGCACTCCAGCCCAATTAGGCAGACGAGATGTCAAAAACGGGCTGTAGACTCCCCCATCAAAGGTCACCGCGCCAGAAGTGGTCCCACTCATGATGAGCGCTGGAAAATACACACAATCAATTACCCTTCTTTTTTATACTCCCATAAACTCCGCCCACTTATACTTACCTACTCGGTGTCTTCATCGGTAGAGTAATCAGCCCGCGCGCAGGAATGTTGCAAATGATCCATCCGCACTTCCTCCGTAACGTCCACTATTACAGGATAATTTCTTAAATGCTTTCCACCGCACTCACAACTGCGACATCTAGCTTTGGACTCATCGTATCGCAAAATTTTGTAAACCACCACAGACATATCAAACACCCCAGTTAACGAAAAACGAGTTACAGCATCAGTTTCCACTAAAACATTGGTGTGACTAAAATTACACTGATGAGGAATAAAAATTCCGCGGCGAGGCCCCAAATGAACCGAACACCTGGTCAAAACATTATGCTCAAAAACAGGCCAAGGCTTTCTGGCGTGACCGGCAATATGCACCGTTTTTAACAAATGCACATTTCCATCAGCGCAAGTTAACATCTGATATGTTCTTTCCGTAAGGGATTGACCACATATCATGTTAAACTTTAAAGCAGCAAATCCCTTTATTAAAGCAAAGCAACCGTTTTCCGAAGCTACATTATTGAATATACGCCCTTTTCCCTCTACACATATGCCTAGAGTACACCTCTCAAACAAACACTTTTTTACAGAAATATCGCTTTTTGGCCTGGAAGCTACAGCCTTCCAACACCCATAAAATGTACAACCCCTAATTTTACAATGTCCCCACACTTCCACCACCGTATTATTAAAACCAAAAAAATAACACCCATGCAGTAACACTGTAGTGTTAGCCATAATCACCATACCATTAAATGATTCCCCATAAAATCTAACATTATGAAAAATTATACCCCCCATCCCTACTATTCCAGGACCCATGTTTACCATGTTACAAGCAAAAGCCACCCTTTCCGGCATATCTATTTGCACCTGAGCCCCATTTCCAATTACATAAGCGCAAGTTCTAAGCTCCACCTTTTTAGTAAGGCGATATTTCGTGTCCGGTCTCAAAGCTACTTTTCCATACTGAGTTAAAGCCTCCTCCCAATCATCATCAGCATTCAACCATTTGGTGTAAATTTGCTCAAAGGTGTACTTAGTCTGCAAATACATATCTCCTGTTCTAAACTCTTCCCACACTTCCCTATACCACTTACTTTCAGTCCTTTTTCTTGTCATTAAACTTAAAGTTAACTCACTCATCACCCCTTCAACTGTTCTCCCCTCTCTTGGTCTTTTTACACCCCGTTGAGCCCCGCTACTACCCTCTCCAGCATCTTCTTCAACAGGTTCGTTTGGTGAACGCATTAAATGCCTACGCAGCTCTGGAAACGGATCGGGAACAGGTCCCACAGATGGTGGAACTTCCTGATCATCACTTAATTCTCGCTCGGGGGATCCATGCCCGCCCTGGGGTTCTCTGCCTCTAACAGGCAAACCCTGTCGTCCGTTGGCATTCCCAACCGCCTCCGGAGGCTGGTTTGCAACCGCTGCAGCGACCGCGGCTCCCGCGAGAAGGTGTAAATCTTCCCCTTCCTCATGTAAGCCTTCCATAACTGAAGAGTAATGTAATCCAAAGTGTAACCAGCACTCAGATGGGTTTCCTTATTCCACCTATCCAAAATATAAGTACAAAATGCCAAAGCTGCAATAGTCCGTCCCGGGGTGCAAAAATCTAAAGAGCAAATTATTTTCTCATAAAACACAGCGTGATGGCAAAAATTTAAAGATTCTAAAAGTCCAGGCACCTCCGCAAATAACCTCTCAAATTCTTCCCTGTACTCAAACTTTGCTTGCACCACCAAGCAACTTAACCTACACCCAAAAAGTTTACGCCACCACCCAGACGTCTGCTCAGACGCCTCTTCTACAACCTTTCTTAAGCTATTGTAATTCTCCAACACCCTGTCAAGATCCATTGGAACTTCTAGCTTCCCTGATTTTAGTCCTTCAATTTATACCCTTACGCCCCTCCCACACATTAACAAATCACACAAAAATTACGCACACTTTTATTTAAATGACTCATAATATACACAAACACAACGCCTAACGCCTGGCACGTTTAGCCAAAGTTAAGTCCAAAGGTTCACAATCGTCATCATCCAATAAATCAGACAAACTGTCAACAGCATTCCTGCGACGTGACGTGGCTCTCACAGGCTGAGGTCTTACAACACCTGACGGAGGACTTTGTCCCAATTTTGGTGGAGAACAGCCTTGCTCATCCGTAGTAGTATCAGGCTCATCTGCTTCCGCTTCTGATACAGGACCTAAAAAAAAACACATTTTTAACAACTTTTTTTACTCCACATCACCCCACCCTCCAAGGAATGCCCAACTTACTGTAAACAAACATGCCGTTACGTCTTAGATAACACAGGGAACACAAAATTTCTCTCTCCCCAGTTTGCTCTCGGTGATATTCACAAGACTGGCATCCATGACCCGGCATGTCCGGACAGTCCAACTTAAACTGCATACCTGCCTCTTCTTTCTCTTGTCGCTCAACACTGGCAACGCCGCTAGCAGCCGCTTCCGCCATACACTTTTCCGCCTGTTCACTCTCCAAGCTGGAAAAGCTACTTTCCGAACATATCAAGTTTACTTCTCCCACAGTCAAATCAGGCATTTCCATTTGCTGCTGTTGCTGCAGCTGACTTAACACCACCGGTAACTCCAGAGGAGGGGGAGTATTTCTAGGAATGTCAACCCCTTCCTCAGCTGCCAACAACAAACTCTCTGGAAATATACTGTCCACCGCTTCTCTGTTGGGGTCCTCACCATCATCTACTTCCAAATCAAACAAGTCATGCAAGGACACATCCTCAAACGCTCTAGGCGGCTGAACATCCGCGAAAACCTCTTCAGCCAAGGCACTCAATATTTCAGCAGCCAGCCGCACAGGGAAATCTCCCTCTAACAGAGGTGTTCGCATGTCTTCTGTTTCACTGCAGCGCTTGAGGAGAAAACTCTTCTCGCTGGCACTCAAGAGTGGCCTCTTGACGTTCTGGCCCGGTTTAAATACCCTTTAAATCACCTGACTGAGAGCAATAAAACGAGACTTTTGCCCCTTCGCGGAAACGTGACCAAAAAAAATACGCCCCGAAACCACACGTAATAGGTCAAAGTTTCCTCACGTTCCACAAAAAACTCCACCCTATTATTTTTTTAAAAACACTTCCTCCTTCAGAATTTATTAATATTGTGCTAAATTTTACATGCAAACAGTAAAAAAACTACTCACTTCCTCATACCGCTCCACCCAATGAGTCAAATATACGTCATATTCCCACGCCAGCCCGGCGCCGCCCGGGCGCCCTCACCCCGCCCCACCGCGCACCGCCCACACACGTCAGCGCATACGTCACCTAACACGTCACAGCCAATCAAAACAAAGCCACGCCCATCTCATTTACATATTAACTTTTGTTTACATTGTAAGGTATATTATTGATGATG